CCGGAACAGGTGTTGGTTGGTTAACAGTTGGTTATATCCAAAACTCTAACGTAGGTTAATAGTTAATTAAGTGTGGGCTTCGGCCCACACAAAAAATTTAAAAGGAGAAAATATGTCATCATATTCAAGTGATCAAACAACCTTAAACAAAACTACAGGTGTAGCAGCTATTTTAAGAGCAGGTAGATCTAGAGTTACCTCTATTCAAGGTAGAGGAGAAGCAGGTTCTGTTTTATCTTTACACGATGTAGCGGATGCTGGAGATGCAGCAGCGGGTAATTTAAAAGCTATTTACAGATATGAAACTGAAGGATTAGAGGTTTATGTTCCAGGTTCAGGAATTTTATTTGTAAATGGACTTTGTGCTACACTTACTCAAACTACAGGTTCAGACGGAAGTGTTACGTTAACTATAACTGGCGGCTAGGAAATAAAAGTGGCTACAATAACTTACACAGTAACCGTAGCAACGGGGACTAATAAATACGGTACCGGTAATAAATATTATATTAATGGAGAGGCCAATGTTGTTCTTTATTTACAAGAAGGTAATACTTACATATTTGATCAATCCGATAATTCAAATGATACACATCAAATAGCTTTTTCTACTACTGATAATGGAGCTTGGGCAACACCAGCAGGTGTTGCTTATACTACTGGTGTAACTTCAACTGGAACACCTGGAACTGCTGGAGCAAAAACAACTTTTAATGTTGCACCGGTTAGAACTACTGGCGCTCCACTATTATTTTATTATTGCACTGCTCATAGTGGTATGGGTAACACTGCTCAAACTATTTCACCAACTTCAGAAGAAACAGAATTTAATCCACAAATAGATGAGATTATTGAAGAAGCTTATGAAAGAACAGGAGTTTTAGGTACTAGAACAGGTTATCAATTAAGATCTGCAAGAAGATCATTAAATATAATGTTTCAAGAATGGGGTAATAGAGGTGTTCATTTATGGAAAGTAAAATTAGCCAAAGTACCTTTAGTAGAAGGACAAGCAGAATATAGTTTTGCAAGTGATTCAGTTAATTTTCCACAAGACATTAGTTCTATATTAGAAGCTTATTATAGAAATAATTCTACTACAACTGCACCTCAAGATATTGCATTAACTCAAATCAGTAGATCACAATATTCACAAACACCAAATAAATTAACTAAAGGCACACCTTCACAATATTATGTAGCAAGAAGATTAAACCCAAGTATATTTTTATATGCTACACCAAGTTCAAGTGTATCAAGCACAACTACACCAACTAGTTTTCAATTTTGTTTTTATTACTTATCTAAAATACAAGATGTAGGCGCATATAATAATACATCGGATGTAGTTAATAGATTTTATCCATGTATGATTTCTGGACTTGCATATTATTTAAGTCAAAAAGTTTCTCCCGAAAGATCTGGAGAATTGGAAAGAAGATATGAAAGTGAAATGTTAAGAGCTTTAGATGCCGACAATCAAGGTACATCTAGTTTCATTTCACCTCAAACATTCTATGGGAGTGGTGTATAATGGGTGGTTACGCTTCAGGTAAATACGCAATAGCAATTTCTGATAGATCAGGATTAAGATTTCCTTATTCAGAAATGGTTAGAGAATGGAATGGTTCTTTAGTTCACTATTCAGAGTATGAAGCAAAGCAACCACAACTTGAACCAAAGCCAGTTGGATCTGATCCACAAGCTTTATTTAATCCAAGACCACAATCGGCTGCAGTTAAAAGTTTAATTTTATTAGAACCTAATCCTTTTACAAGTATAATTTATTCTGGCACAACTTATGTAAATGTTTATTCAGAAGATCATCAAAGAAAAGCTGGAGATGTTGTAAGATTTAGAGGATCACCTCAAGTAACTTCTGCAGGTGCAGGTGGAGCTGATGCTAGAAACTTACAAGCGTTTGCAAACATACCTACATTTGATAATGTAAGTGATTTAAATAATGCAAATGGTTTTACAATTGCATTAGGTCAAATAGATTCATCTGGTAATGTTACAGGTGCAACTACAACTGATGTATTAACAGATCCAATAAATTATTTTTATATAACAAGTACTAGTAATGCAACAACAGGTAATGTACAAGGTGGTTTTAATAACTGTTCAGCAGGACCAGTAACACTTGAGGTGGTAAACGGATAATGGCATACACTTTAGATAACTTACGAACTGATGTTAGAAGTTATACAGAAGTAGATAGTAATGTTTTAACAGATGCTATTTTAGATACTCTTATAAAAAATTCAGAAAATAGAATTTATAGAGAAGTAGATTCAGATCAAGATAGATTTTATGCAACATCAAATGCTATTGTTGGAAACAGATATGTAACAATTCCAGACGATTTAAGATTTATTAGGTATGTTCAGTTTAAAGATCAAGCTGGAAATCAATTTTATTTAGAACAAAGAGACACTAGTTTTATGGCAGAATACTATTCTACACCAGGAACACAAGCTGTAGATATTCCAAAATACTATGCAAATTGGGACGAAGAATTTTGGGTAGTAGCTCCAACTCCAGATAAAACTTACGAAATTACATTAGCTTATAATAAACAACCAGAAACTATTACAGATACTACATCTAGCCCCGCTCCAGCCACAACTGGAACTTATCTGTCAAACAAATATCAAGATTTACTTTTATACTCTTGTCTGGTAAATACATATGGATACTTGAAAGGTCCACAAGATATGTTACAATACTATCAAGGGGCTTATGAAAAAGCTTTAATGTCTTATGCTATTGAACAACAAGGTAGAAGACGAAGGGACGAATATGATGATGGAGTTATTCGAACTGTTTTAGATTCAAGAAACCCATCAAGTAATAAATAAGGAGATAAAATAATATGGCAAATATAATACCAAATACTTTTAGAGGTGCTCTGTTTGAAGCTAATCACAATTTTAAAGCTTCAGGTGGAAACAACTTTAGTCTATCTCTGTACACAACTAACCCTTATTCTGTATCATCAACAGTTGCTTTATTAGGAACTGGAAATGGTGAAGTGGATACAGCTGGTAGTACTAACTATGCAGTTAAAGCTCTAACAAGACTTGGAGTGGTATCAACTACAGCAGTTGCTTCAGTTGACTTTGATAATGTAACTTATAGTAGTGCATCTTTTACTGCAGCTTTTGC